GTATGATACTGCTCTACAAGTTCATCAATCTTGGGATGTTTATCTTCGCCCAGACTCGCACAATAATGAACCAATAACCTTGGCTCCTGGCTTGAATAGTCAAAGCTTCCCCATTTCGTACCTTCCTCTGGTAGAAACAAACCTCTAATCAGTTCTTTAATCTCTGGATCTCTCGCAGGTATTTGCTGTAGGTTTGGATTAGAAGAAGAGAAACGACCTGTAACTGTCCCTCCATCATCAGAACGCAGTTGATGAAACTCACAATGTATTCTGCCTTTGTGTTCATACCTTAATATACTATCGATAAAAGTATTGTTAGCCTTGTCTACTTCCCTTAACTTTAAAATCTTTGATGCAATAGGATGTTCACAAGTTTGTAAGAATGCTTTTGTAAAAGAAGGTTGATCATTACTTTCTGTCCGTCCATAGGCAACCTTGTAATAATCAAAGACAGCCGCAATACTTGTAGCCACCCAGGGCAATACTTCCAAACTAGTTTCTTTCTTTATATCAAGAACTAATTCATCTTTTATTTTTATTAATTTTTTTCTTGCCTTTTCAGCTTGATCAAGATCTACCCTTACACCTTTTCTTCGCATATCTAAAACAACAGGTATTAAGCTTGTTTCCAAGTCAAAGATAGTCTCTAAACTCTGTGACGTAATCTCTGTCTGTAATCTATCCCATAGCTTTAACGTCATAATCACATCTTGCTCGGCATAGGCCCCAACAAACTTTGAGGGCAATCTCCACATTTCTTCTTTAGCATCAATGCCCCAATCACTTGCTGTCGCACGTAATAGCTTTTCATCCTTTCTCATGTCTATGTAATCCCGCCCTAGAGCATTAAGAGCATAGGAGTATCTGTTCTCATCTACCAAAGGTGCAGCAACCATTGTATCTATGATCTTGCCCTTTACATCAACACCAGAAGCATACAGCCAACCCATATCATACATGGAGTTGTGCATAATCTTGGGTATGTTTGGTGTATTTAACTGATCCTTCAACCAAGACATAACTCTGCCCTCTGAAAGATTGCCACCTGCTTCATGCCTTATCGGATAATAACCTACAAAATCACCGCCTGCGATAGCTATGCCAACAACATATCCATCATTGCGTGTCCACCCTGGACCTAGCTTTTTAAGGTTTGGATCTCTTGTTTCCAAGTCTATGGCAATATATTTACAATTTGTAAGATCTGGAAACTCATCTGGTGCTGTCCAATCATTCTCCATCTGGTCAAGTTCAAGACGTTCAAGAAAATGCATTGTGCTGTTATCTCTCATTTTTTTCTCCACCTAAAGCTGCATACCCACAGATATCTATCCAGGAGTCTTCGTGGTCTGGTGTCTCAATCAATCTCGATAACTTAACAGCAATCATACAAGCATACACTTGTTCAACTGTAATATCTTTATCTAATATTGGTGACCAGAGATCAGCTATTCTTTTGTGATTAAGATAGGCATCACCATAATCCTTTGCCCTTTCACCACTAATCAATACTTTTGCTTTGTCTAAGATTTGTTCTCTTTTCATATTTGATACCTATGTTCTGATCCTGTTTCTATTATATGTAGATTTTCTTTTGTTCTTGTAACACCTGTATAAAAAACTCTATGCTCATCATCTTGATCTTTATTCCTAACACAAGCACGAGATGACTCAGACATAACCATAATGTTGTCATCTTCACCACCTTTCATAGCATGTATGGTTGATATATCAATTCTTGGAGACTCAAAGTCTTCCCCTCTTCTAGTCAATGCATCCATGTAAAACCGATCATCTTTTGATACACTCAACATATCTCTTGAAGAGGTGTCTTTTGGTGCAATCATTCCATAGTTATCAACTAAATCATCATACCCTAGGATAAGATCATGCTCTAAAAAATCTAACTGTTTTGTAACACCACGTTTTATCTTTGCATTATTTCCCATTTTGGGAAGTGCAGCATAGAGATCTTTAATCATCTGTAAAGGTAGCTTACTGCCATTCTGCAAAAGCTCCCATGTTTTCATGTTACTAATCATGCTTTGATTTAAACTAGGTGATCCATATAAATTAAAAAGATATCCATCCTCTCGTAAAGAGTTTGCTATAGTTTGTACAATTCTATTTGTACGAGCCATAATTGTCCACGAACCTTGGTCAATATCTACGTCATACATGCTTAAATGATAATTAACACTGCCTGGTTTCATTACAGGATGCCAGTTTTTAGGCTGTCGATAAGATATTCTCTTTACAATTCTATTTGCAACAGAAAAGACAGAGGTAGGTATTCTATAGCTTTGATTTAATATCTCTATATTGTCACATGCCCTTATGAAATCTGTAACAGATACACCATTCCATCTATGAATGCATTGATCATCATCACCTGCATACCAGATCTCTTTTGTATTTTCCTTCATAACATTAATCTGTTTCCATTGCAGTGGAGTCAAATCCTGTGCTTCATCAACAATTAATAAATCTAAAAAAGGAGCAGTGCCACCATTTACAAATCCTCTAATCATATCTGTAAAATCAACTTTATCATTTTCTTTCTTAAAATTATTATAAACAGCATCAAGCTTTTTTAATAAACTCCAATGTAAATCATAGTCTTCTGTATCATTAAACTGTTGTTCCAGAGAAACACATCTCATAATCGATCTATGTATAATCTCAAGATATTTATTACCTTCTCTAGCTGACAGACTTATCAAACCATCAAGGCTGTTTCTGGCCGTGTTATTATCAAACACCAAACCAACTTCACTACCAATCTTGCCATAGTCATATTTAGACATGACCTGTTCTTTTTTAAAACCTAGCCATTGAAAGCCTGTAGAATGCAAAGTTCTAAACCAGGGTGTATCTTCCTCCGTAAGGTTTAGTTCTGCAGCAACCCTTAATCTAGCTTCTTCTACCGCTTTGCGAGAAAAGGATACAAACCCTATCCTATCTGGTGGTGTGCCATTTTTCAAAGCATCACGAACCACGTTAATTAATCTATATGTTTTACCACAACCTGGTGGTCCAAATATTAATTTTTCTAACATTACTTTGTCCTTGGTCTGGTTTTAATCCAATCAGACACATCTCTTCGTATCCATCGCATAGGACTCTGCTTACTCCTTGGGCCTAGCTTCAATGGTCGTGGAAAGATACCTTCATCCATCCATCTGTAGATGGTAGACTCGGAAACCTTTATCCATTCGACTATCTCCGTCAATGTAAGAAGCTCCTCTTCTTTAGAATGGGATGTCGGATTCATTACTCTTCTCCTCTATTGGTAATTCTATTTCTTCTTCCTGAAACTCTGGAACCCACCAAACTCTTACGTTTGACCATTTTCCAGTATCATCATCTTTTAATGTGTAAACACCATTACAATTCTGACCACTATTCAAATCTTTTAACCTTTGTTGAAGTTGAGGTCTGGTGTAACCATTAAAACCACGTTGTCTTAAAAACTCCTGCAAACCTTTTATCGTAAAATATGTAAGATCATTTTCCGTCCAGGGTTTACCTATATTTAGTTCCTCTGGTGATCTTGCTCTGATTCTACTTGTACAGTATGTCTGTAACAACTCTTTGAACTGACCCTTCATAGTCAGTTCTTCTGGTACTTCGATTGTTGTGGCCTTCTCTAAAAGACGATTAATTAAAGTTTGCCAATCACTAGGTTTCATAATCGGTGGCATATAATTTAACTGCTCGATACAAGCCTCTTGGAAGTGCTGTTGCATTTGTAATTGCTTGGTAGATATCTCAAGACGTTTACCATTTACATCAACAAAAAACAACCTTGGGTCTGACAACAGTATTGTTAAACCTCCTATTGAAGGAGTTGCGTTTCCATTTCCAACACCAAACTTTCTAGTCTTGCAAACCTGCTTGTCACAGTGACTCTTCAAAGGCTCCACATTGCATTGATACTGATACTCTTTCTTCTCATGCTGTTTCTGTAAAGCAACTATCTCTGTCGCAGGTAAAGGTGGAGAAGAATACTTTTGATTTATATCTTCAAACATCTTCTGCCAGGTATCCTTATCTTTCTTCTGACAGTACGTGCAAACATTAAATAGAACTGTATTCCTCGCACCTTGTGGTACACCTAAGTTTAAAAACCCTTGCAGACAAGGAGGGGCATCCGAGAACTCTTCTCTTCTTGTACCAAAATCTATCTTGTTGATTTCATACAAGCTTGTTTGTTTCTTTTCAGCTTGTGCAATAAACTGCTCCAAACTTAAATCTTTACCTTTATCATCTACCGCATATCGAACTGTCTTATCACTATCAAAGTATGGTAAGTTTATAAAGTTACCTACATCACCTCTATCGGCTAATATCTGGTCTTGTTTCGGAAATATCTCACAACCAGAAAAACCCATTGCTGCAGCAATCTCGAACATATGATCACGAAACTCTGCTGCATTAACCCAATCTTTCATAAATATAAATATATGTGCACCACCAGACTTTGAACGGCAAACAACAGCAGGTATTTTTAGAACCTTACATTTCTTTGCAATCTCTTTATGATCAACATTATAAGTGTCAATGTCAAGGACACCAAACTTGCATTCGTTGTTGTTGGTAATGGGGATCGATCCAATACCTTTTACACCTTTTAAATGTTCTTCTATCATTTCTACAGACAAAGGTGTTTTAACGATAATGCTCTTTGCTTCAGCTTTACCATTACGTCTCTTGCTGCCCACAGTAGTTTCACCATGTGCAAGACTAGATCCCTCGAATAGATTAAAAAATTTCTGTGCAACTAACATAAAAAAAGTAGCAGTGCAATTGAGGTAACACTGCTACTCTCCAACCCCCCCTAGAAGGGGGTATCTTCTTGGTTTTCAGAAACAGCCTTGGCCTCTCCCTTCATAACTGAAGATCGAAAACTCTTAGCTTCATCAAACAAAGCCTTGGAATCCACTAGATCGACTTTCTCTACATTGAGATTGTACCATGTACCTAGTTCATTGGACTCTTCAACTGTCTTTATTCGCCACTTGGTAGCAAACAAAGCAGGTTGTTTAAAGTTACCATCCTTATCTTGGATCTTGAACATTGCTATTTGTGTCTTCCACCTACGACTAATCTTTAACGCAGAAGATTTCATATCAATGATAGCAGGTTGTGCACTGCCATCGTCATTCAAGACCATACAATAGTGCTGATCAGACTTAACTAACTGATTACCGCTCGGAAGTATCTCGACACTTCTATCCCTGGTCGTTTGACTAAGAACAGGTGAATCCACTTCAATCTCACCTACAAAGCCACCCCCTTGATCTCTTGGGACAAACTCAAGATACTTTGTTTCTTGGTAGCAAGGTATAACTACGACACCTTCCTCTCCTGTCCAGAACTCTCCTGTAACAGTGTTGAACAAATCACCTTGTGATGCACCATCAATATACTGAGGATCACTTTTCTTGATCTGTGGTGACAAAGCTTGGATTGCTCTGATAAAAGGAATTTGTAATTCATTTGTATCATAGTTAATACCCTCGCCTGCCGAGTTAAGTATGTCATCCATAATTGGAGACACTGTTGTATTAGATTTTGTTGTTATATCTTTTTTATTTGGCATATTTACCTCCCTTATTTTCTTTTAACAACTGCTGTTCGTGCCACAAAAGCACCAAACAAATCCAAATCAATAGGAGCACCCTTTTCAACCATGTCCCTTACAAATGCTTTAAGAGTCATAGAATGAATGTGCGTCTTTGATTCGGGATGAAAACCTTTTTGATCTAGATCAACCATTAGATCTTTAGCAACATTGTCCTCACCTCTACCGAAAGATAAAGTTATGTCATTTTTAATGATATCGTCATAACCATTCTCTCTCAACCAAGCATAAGCCTGGTCTTTCTTATCCATAGGTATCGATGCAGATACAAAACTCTTTAACGAAACAGTTGCACCATCAACGTCAAGTCTGTCTATACCCATCTCATCCATAACTTCTGGAATTTGCTCAAAAGATATGTTCTGCTTTTTAGCTTTCAGAGTTTTTAAAAAATCCTCGGCTTCTTGTATATCTTTTGTCACTTGGTTTAGCTGATTAACTAAACTTGATAATCTCTTTCCTTCAATCGGATCGACTTTATCAAACGAAGATGATTCAGCAAACATCTCATCCTCTAATAGTAAGTTCTTGTTTTCCATAACAAGTATC